ATTGTAAGGAAACCAACGGGAATGCTAATGTGCTGTCGAATGTGAACCATTGTCCGATAGGGATGATTAAATTGCGACCACGGATCGAAGGCTCCGCACCATTTGCGAAATCTGTATAATAAGCAGATGGATAGACATTCGCACGTCCGTATGAATTCGCAGGATCATATAATTCTGGCACATTGCCTGTCATTTTATCGAATTTTTGTCGTTTATTTACGTCGAAATCGCGTTTTGAAACGGCTGCTAAATATTCACCTGAACATTTCTGTAGAGTAAAACTGCCACATTTGATTTCGATTTCTTTAATAAGATGAGTACCGATATCTCGAATCCATCGAAAATCATAAGGCACCCATTTATTGTTGGTAAGAACGGATGGATGATAAATTGGACTCCATATATTTGGCAAGGATAGCACTAAATAAGTATCCATAAGCAAGTCGGCATATTTAGGTATTTTAAATGTAAAAACCGAGGGTTCAGAGAGACGCAAATCACGTTGTCCATCATAATCAATACGGAATTTCTGCATTCCAAAATTAGTATGTTTTGCATAAGTGACTTTGAAAAATGTTTTACTTGGATTTCCCGTTAAAATCACATTATTTGTACCTTCCGCAACTATATTAAAATATCCGCCAGGCATTTTATGTATATATTGCCAATATAAGTTTATATTGGTAATATATGGAAAAAACAGAAATACCAAATTCTTGGGTAAATATTCAAAAACCACCGAAAAAATTCAAAAAAATATCTATCTTATCCGAGAAACAAAATGAATCACCGACTGACACGAGTTGGAGAGAGAATGCGAAAAGTGGTCGAGACGATTATAATTATGAAGAAAATTTTACAGTCCAAGAAGGTTTGAAAAACCGGAAAAAACAGAAACCAAAAAAACAAAAACAACAAAAATCAGGACCAGCACCTCCCCCCAAATTATCGACAGATGAAGATGAAGATATTAATAATTTTATCACAAGTCCTAGAACTTGGATGATACTTATGTTAATCGGTGCTATTGCGTGTGTTATTAAACTGTCCAGTCCATTGTTGAAAATGTTTGCCGGAGTAATCGTTTTCTATATTATCGGTAGTCTAGTACGCAATAAAAACCGTATTGTTCCTATTGATATTATCGAAGTCTTCTCTCGATTTGTCGAAGAACCCACGAAAAATCCTTTTACAGAGAAGAAAATGGGTGAAGAAGAATTTAATGATTATAAGATTTTGAGAGCATCGGTCTTAACGATGATTCCCCTATTTCTCACAATTTCTTTTTTACCAAATGTATTCTTGTTATGGAAAAAACAGAATCCGCTTGACAAATTTGTTGGATTTTTATCGTCGTTTTTCTTCTCTACTGAAACACCCGCATATAGTTGTTTTATTAATAGTTTTACCGATTCGAGTCAATTGCCATCGCCTTTTCCATTGATTATCGATACATTAATCGGTTTTTTCAAAACGATGACGACGGATTTCGAGAAAGGATTCATTTCATTACCGAGCAATATATCATCAATACTAGGAAACTACTTGTATTTTTTCGCTATTGTCCCGATTTTCTATTTCTTTATGAAAAACTCATTAGCCAAAGAAATCGGACACGTATTTGATATGATTTTAAACTCTCTTAATTTTATTATCGACCGTATCTCCACAAAACATCCTATTGATATTCTTGGGAAATTATTGGATCCAGACACTGGCTCAATGCCCAAAGGCGGATTTGCCTCTCTATGTACATTTTTATTTGTTATCGCGGTTCTAAAAAAGTTTTTGCCAGACTTAGAAGGCAAGAGTTTAACTGGGAAGGCAATGGAAATTGCTTGGTGGGTTTTTAAAAATATATTCTTGTTTATTGGGTTTTTGATTTACATAATCATTCTTGTCCTATTTACACAGAAATATACACTTACTTTCGCATATCCGACAATTATTATGATTATGTTTTATTATTTCTTTATTCATGTCCCTTGTCCGGATAATAAGGATTCACTATTCTCTCAAATGGATGATATTATGTTTAAAGAATCCCAATCGAGTCCTTATATGAAATATTGGAATGCAATCTATAAGGCATTCCCTGGAATTATCGGAATGATTATGTTGGCAAAATCGTTCGTCAGTGTTCAGAGTGTGAGTAGTATTAATATGAAATTTGTATTGATTATTGGAACAATACTTATGGGAATTATAACAATGGCCCATACGCTTATTAATGCGAAATTTGGATTTGAACATCAATTCATTAAGAATCCATTAATGGAATATTTCTATACATTGAATCCAATAACAATGGCAAAAGGTATTATGAAAATTATAAGAGAAGGAATGACACCAGCAGATATCGCCAAAGAAAAACAAGATGAGAAACAGGCGAAAATTGCGGCAATGAAGGAAATGATGGAATCTTATCGTAATTATAAAGATTTGATTGGTAATTATTCGAAATATGATAAAATAATAAAGAATCCGATATTATAATATATTACATATTATATAACAATATGGTAGTTATTAGTAGTATATCTACAGATATGAAAAAACATTTTAATAACTATGGAAGTCAAAAAACGCAAGATAATAAATCAGATGGTTATATTACACCCACGTATATAATTGAAAATTCTAATCCTCAATATAATAATAGTTTTGATTCTAATGTAAATTATAACCAGGACAAACAAATAATTACTCCATCGAAAAAATCAAAATAAAAAATGTTTGTACATCGTTATATGTAATAACAAGAATGAAATAAATCTGTACCTATAAAAAATGGAATTTTTCGAACCTTTATACGAAACTGAATATGAACAAGTCAATGCGCATCACGATAATGATATTTATGAACCAGAAACATTCGCGGAAACAGTTCGCAAGGTCGTAGATACAAATGGCATAGTCCAATCAGTCATCTTTTTCATTTTTATTTTCATTATCTATTGGACCGGAAACACATTATTTAGCATATTTTTCAGGTCGCGACAGAAAAAAGAAAAACAAAATAAGTATTTTATTATATAACTGCGACAAAAAAATGACATTAGAATTACGAAAATTTGATATGCGCGCGATTACATTCGACCCCAATGAAAATAAAGGACCTGTTATCGTTTTTATCGGTCGTCGTGATACCGGAAAATCTTTCTTAGTAAAAGACTTATTATATCATCATCAATCCATTCCTGTTGGGACTGTTATCTCGGGTACTGAAGCCGGCAACGGATTCTATGGACAAGTCGTCCCCAAAGTGTTTATCCACGAAGAATACAGCACAGTTATTATCGAGAATATATTGAAACGTCAACGTATTATTTTGAAACAGCGTAATGAACAAATCGAAACCTATAAGAAAACCACGATTGACCCACGCACTTTCGTTATTTTAGATGATTGTCTATACGATAATTCTTGGGCAAAAGATAAGATGATGCGTCTTCTTTTTATGAATGGACGTCACTGGAAAGTAATGCTTATTATTACTATGCAGTATCCTCTCGGTATTCCTCCAAATTTACGTACCAATATTGATTATGTTTTTATTCTGAGAGAGCCTTATTTGGCAAATCGAAAAAAAATCTGGGAGAATTATGCAAGTATGTTTCCGAATTTAGAGAGTTTTGTTACTGTAATGGACCAGACAACCGAGGATTATGAATGTCTTGTTATTAATAATAATGCGAAATCGAATCGTATTACAGATATGATATTTTGGTATAAGGCAGAAAATCGTCCTAGTTTCCGTCTTGGAAGTAATGAATTTTGGGAGATTTCGAAGAATATGAAAGATAATGATGAACCTGAATTTGACCCGAATTCCTCTCGTAGAAATAAAGGTCCAGCATTAACGATTAAGAAAACCGGGTTGTAATTGGTGAGAGATAAAATATAGATATATATATTTATTATCAGAATATATATATGGGATTTGTGTCAGATATTGTCATTGGAACATCATTCGGTGACGAAGGGAAAGGTAAAATCGTGTATTCTCTATTAAAACAACATAAATATGATTTGTGTGTTCGATTTAATGGCTCTGGAAATGCTGGACACACAGTCTATTTGGATGATGACCGTGTCGCCATTACCCATCAATTACCTGTTGGGATTTTATCTGATGGTGTTCATTGTCTTATTTCTAGTGATTGTCTTGTGGATATATCGAAGATGAAACAGGAAATTGCGACTATAGAATCTCTCGGATTTGTCGTGAAAGGACGTCTTTTTATTAGTGAAGCCTGTCATATTATCACAGAAGATGCTATTGAATATGATAAAGCAAATAATAAGGTCGGAACAACCGGTTCCGGAATTGGACCCACATATTCGAAAAAAATGTTACGCACCGGTATTCGCGTTTCCGACAAGAGAGAAGAAATCGAAGAATTAGGTGCGATTATAGTAAATATGCGAGAATTCTGGTATTCGAAAACAGCAACACAATATAAACAAATCCTGTTAGAAGGGGCACAAGGTTTCGAACTCGATATTAATTGGACAGCAAATTATCCATACTGTACATCTTCTTCTTGTGGTGTTGCGGGAGCCATTAATACAGGTATTCCTTTGTCATCAATACGCAATATCTATGGTGTCGCCAAAGCCTATGACACTTATGTAGGGACAATGAATTTCCAACCCGAGGGAGATGCCATCCTGGAGAAGATTGGTTCCGTCGGTAAAGAATTCGGCGCGACAACTGGCAGAAAACGCCAATGTAATTATTTAA